GAACTTTACCACCGCCACCTTAACACTGGGAACAGCAATGACTCTTTTCTTTGGGGGAACGCTCGCCGCCGTTCTACCCTGACACTTCCTGATAAATAAAACTGAATATCGTCGGCGCTATGCTGCAGAGGGGAACTGGCAAAATCCAGTTGACTCCCCTCTTTTTTATTGCTAGAATGCTATGAGGTAAATGCGAAACATGACAATCAAACTATTGCTTTTAAAATCTGGAGAAGATCTTATTTCTGATGTCACTGAGATGTGCGTTGGTTCTGATGAAGACCGCCGAGTCGTAGGATATTTTCTTAAGAATCCTTGTCTGGTGAGGATGCGGGATCCTAATAGTTTGACCGAAGACCCAGATGCAAAGGTTCAGAGGACTGGATTCCATGTTGCTCTGTTTCCTTGGATGCCACTATCAGCAGATCAAACAATTCCGATTGCTACAGACTGGGTAGTCACAATGGTGGAACCAGTAGCAAAACTAAAAGAAATGTACATTAAGGATGTAAAGACAAATGGAAAAGACAATCAAACTCCTTCTTCTGACGAACAACCAAGTTCTGATCAGTGAGATAACAGAAATTGGTGCTGATATTGGACAACCTGATTGCAAGTTGACCAATCCATATCTTCTCAATCAATCCTCTCTGACTATGGATCCATGGCTAATTAACATGTCAAGACAAGATGTGTTTATGATCAATTCTGATAAGATCTTAACGATCACAGAACCAATGCCAACTTTAATTGAAAAATACGAGGAACTAACTAAGTAATGCATTTTTATACTAATGTTCAATTGATTGGTAACCAATTTCTTGTTCGTGGAGTTAAGGACGGAAGTAGATATGAACACAGAGATGAATTTTTCCCAACTCTGTTTGTAAAATCAAAGAAGAACTCAAAGTATAAAACCTTGAGCGGTGATTCGGTGGAACCAGTCAATCCTGGTACTGTTCGTGATTGCCGCGAGTTTTATAAAAAATATGATGAGGTTGATGGATTTGCAATCTATGGAAATGATCGCTACATCTATCAATACATCTCCGAAAAATATCCAGAGGATGAAATCAAATTTGATATCAACCAAATCAAGTTGGTGACTTTGGATATTGAGGTTGCTTCTGAAAGTGGATTCCCTGATGTTGAATCTGCCTCTGAAGAAATTCTGGCGATTAGTATTCAAGATTATGCAACCAAGAAAATTACTACATGGGGTGTTCGCCCATATCAACCAAAACAAAGTAATGTAACCTACCACTATCATAAGACCGAGTATGAGTTGCTCAATGCATTCATCTCTACCTGGATGGTGGATGTTCCTGATGTGATCACTGGTTGGAACATTCAGTTGTATGATATTCCATACATCTGCAAACGACTGAATCGTGTTCTTGGTGAGAAACTAATGAAAAGGTTTTCGCCTTGGGGGTTGGTGAGTCAAGACAAGACATTCATTCAGGGTCGTGAGCACACTACCTTTGATGTTGGTGGTGTGACTCAACTTGACTATCTTGACCTGTATAAGAAGTTCACTTACAAAGCACAAGAGTCATATCGTTTGGACTATATTGCTGAGGTAGAACTCGGTCAGAAGAAACTGGATCACTCTGAGTTTGATACCTTTAAGGACTTCTACACAAATGGGTGGGAAAAGTATATTGATTATAACATCGTTGACGTGGAACTTGTTGACCGCCTGGAAGACAAGATGAAACTGATTGAACTTGCCCTGACCATGGCTTATGACGCAAAGGTCAATTATGGGGACGTATTCTATCAGGTAAGGATGTGGGATAACATTATCTACAATTATCTTAAGAAACGCAACATCGTTATTCCGCCAAAGAATAAATCACAGAAGAACGAAAAGTATGCGGGGGCATATGTCAAGGAACCGATTCCTGGAAAGTATGACTGGGTTGTGTCTTTTGACCTTAATAGTCTGTACCCTCACCTTATTATGCAGTACAACATCTCGCCAGAGACCCTACTGGAAGAACGCCACCCAACGTCAAGTGTTGACCGAATCCTTAATGAGGAAATAAATTTTGAGTTGTATAAAAATTATGCGGTCTGTGCCAACGGTGCAATGTATCGCAAAGATGTTCGTGGATTCCTTCCAGAACTGATGGAGAAGATGTATGGTGACCGCGTAATCTTTAAAAAGAAAATGCTTGCTGCCAAGCAGCAGTATGAAAAGACTCCAACCAAAGCACTGGAGAAAGAGATTGCTCGCTGCAATAATATCCAGATGGCAAAGAAGATTTCTCTTAACTCTGCTTATGGTGCGATTGGTAATCAATACTTTAGGTATTACAAACTAGAGAATGCAGAAGCAATCACTTTGTCTGGTCAAGTTTCAATCCGATGGATTGAAGGTAAGATGAACAAATATCTAAATAATCTTTTGCAAACAGAAGATACGGATTATGTTATCGCTTCCGATACCGATTCGATTTATCTTAATCTCGGACCTCTTGTTGATAAATTTTTTGGTTCTAAGTCTAGTGACAAAACAGCAATTGTTTCCATACTTGACAAGATCTGTCAAGAAAAACTGGAACCATTCATCGAATCCAGTTATCAGAAACTTGCGGATTATGTTTCGGCATATGAACAGAAAATGCAAATGAAGCGTGAGAATATTGCTGAACGTGGTATCTGGACTGCGAAGAAGCGTTATATTCTCAACGTATGGAATAGTGAAGGAGTTCAATACACAGAACCCAAACTAAAGATGATGGGTATTGAAGCGGTTAAGTCTTCAACACCAGCTCCTTGCCGCAAGATGATTAAGGATGCACTTAAGTTGATGATGAATGGAACCGAAGAAGATGTGATTGAGTTCATTGATAAAAGTAGAAAAGAGTTCAAACAACTTCCACCAGAACAAATCTCATTTCCACGTTCTGCATCTGATGTTGCCAAGTACAAGGGTTCTTCTGAAATCTATATCAAAGGAACACCAATTCATGTTCGCGGAGCACTTCTGTTCAATCATTATATAAAGGAGAAAAAACTCACCAACAAATATTCTCTTATTCAAAATGGTGAGAAGATTAAATTCTGTTATCTGAAAAAACCAAATACTATTCATGAGAATGTAATCTCATTTATTCAAGATTTCCCCAAAGAACTTAATCTTGACAAGTACATTGATTATGACTTACAATTTGAGAAAAGTTTTGTCGAACCCCTGAAGGCAATCTTGGATGCAATTGGATGGTCTGTTGAAAAAACTATTAACTTGGAGCTATTTTTTGCCTAATGGATCTACCTATTACTGATAAAGAACTCGCAACGATTGTGAGTGCAATGACTATGGGTGGAGATACTGCTCTCTACCAAAAACTTAAACTTGTAAAAGAACTGCGTGAGCAGGGCAAACCTTATAAAAAAATTCTTCGTGAACAATACGGGATGGTAGCATGATGATTAAAGTAAAGTATCAACTTAAAGGGCATTCGAGTACACTCTTTAAGTTCTTTAAAACTGAAGCACAAGTTGAGAGTTTTAAATCTCAAAATCCACATTATACTTTTAAGTGACTTTGTAAACAATATGGAATGGTTGCCTAATAAAGTTCACAATCATCCTTTTGGGATTAAAGAATACGTATATCGCAATCAATTTAATAATGAGAACATCTCAGATATTATAAATTATCTGGAAGAAAATTATTATAGTATTGGAAAGATAGATCATACATCTCCTGGATTTCAAACTCCTAGAGAAAATAATCTTTTTTCAGAGGATAAATTTGAAAAACTATTGAACACATTTTTAAAAAGTGTTCGTAAGTATGTGAACAATGAAAAGTTAATTGACAATCTAAATTCTAAAAAGTATAATATACATGCTTGGTGTTACTCAAATTGGAAATCATCTACTCGTGAAGATTTGGGAAAGTGGCATATACATAATGCAAACCACCCAGATGCTATAACAGGAATTTTTTATTTAAAACTTCCTAAAACACCTGGAGGTGAAACTTTATTTCACATAGCTGGAAATGAATTTGAGTTGCCCTCCAAAGAACGGAGTTGGTTTCTTTTTCCTTCATGCTATATACATGCTCCTGGAAAAGTTTTTTCTCCAGAAAAAAGATATGTAATAAGTTGTGATATTTGGTTTAATAAAACAATCGGCAAAACACGTTATTAATGGTGAGTAAATGGATTTCCTAAAAGACATTGTAAAAGAGATTGGTGATGACTTTACTAAGTTAGCATCAGATATTGATGAGACTGAAACTTATGTTGACACAGGTTCGTACATTTTTAATGCACTGGTCTCAGGTAGTATATTTGGCGGTGTATCTGGCAATAAGATTACTGCTATTGCTGGAGAGTCTAGTACTGGAAAGACTTTCTTTT